GGTCTCCAGCCATGCAAGAGATACGTTGAACTCGCGGCAGATGTCCGAGATTGTGCGGTCTGTAAATGGTTTTCGGCCAGAACATAGGGCAGAAATGTGAGGCTGCGTCAAATGCAGTTTGTCAGCTAACTCGGATTGCGTCAAGCGTAGATCTTTCATCAAGTAGACGAGTCGTTCACCGATTGTGCTCAATGGGTTCACCACCTTTCACTGAGACTGTAACACAACGCAGAATAAAAATCAAGTGAAAATATATCAAAGAAATAAATTTTGGCTTGACAACATTGATAAGATATGCTACGGTATAGAAAAGAAATAATTCAAGATTTCTTAGATGATGAGAAATGTCGATTGGAAGGGAGGTGAGAAGTCAGTGAAAAAGCGCAGAGATCTTTTCGACAAGCTCAGCGGCGTGAGTGATGAGGAACTCGACGACAAGGACTACAAGCGGTACAAGCGCAGCTATTATTGCTATATTCTTGTCAGTTCTGTGGTTGCGCTCCTGCTTGGCGCTCTCTACTGCCGCCTCATGGAGACGCTGGCTATGGTCCAGAGCTTCCTTTCGTAGAGCAAGGTAAAGCTCCGCGCCGGGCTGCTCCAGCTGGACGTAGGAGCCGGACGAGAAGTCGCCGGAAATGAGGCTCTGGCCGCGCATGGTTTTCAGAAGGGCTTTCGTCTGGAGAACGTCGAGGCCAGAAAGCGTGACGGCCTGATTCATCAGGTCAACAAACTGCATACGCCCGCCGACGCCATAGAGCAGGGCCAGCGGGATATAACGGGTATCCGTTACATGCTCAAACATGGGAGCACCTCCTTTTGACTGTATTTTAGCATACGGAAGGGAGGCGTCAAGGGGGTGAGAGGAATGGATTACACAAAGCCGACGCCGGGGCTGACCAATTACGAGGAATGCACAAAGAACAGAAACCCGCGCGCGTATGAGTTGGCTCTGCGGCTGATGGAAGCAGCCGCAGAGCTGGATGTCAGCGCGGACGAATTCGATTCTGCAATCGATTATATCCGCTGGTGGGCCGGCCTGACCGGATCGCTCCATGTGTTAACGATGGCAGAGGTCAAGCGAAACCGTGATGCCTTCTTCGAGGCACTTTAGAAATTCGGCTTTCCGCGCCGGGAAATCCGCGTGGCGATTCTGCGAGAGCCAGTCGCAGAATTTGCCCTGAGCGTAGGCCAGCGCAATTGTGCGCTCGTCGGTCGTCAAGGATTCAAAATCGTCAAACATGAAATCACCTCCCTTCGACCGTATTTTAGCATACGGAAGGGAGGCGTCAAGGGGGTGAGAATATGTCCGAGGAACAGAAGAAGAAGATCGACGGTGTGCTGCACGAGATGAAGCACATGAACCCGCAGCAGATCGAGGTTATGATCACATATATGCAGGGTATGGCAACGGCGGCAAAGCTGATGCAGGCGGAACGGAAGGAGGCGTGAGAACATGGAAGAACTGAAACGGGCGGTGCTTCGTGCGCTGCTGGAAGAGATTGGGGTGCTTTTTGACGAGGACAGCGGCGCGGCTGAGTACGCGGAGGCGCGCGGCAATGCGGAACGCTGCATCAAGATTTTGCATGAAATCGGGATGCCAGAGCATGCGGAGCCGCCGGAGAACAGCGTGGTCGCGTGGGGCATGAACAGCGTGGACGCCTTCGTGGTGAAGAGCTTCCACGCGGCGGGAGAGGATGCACAGTCGGAAATCCTTGATATCCTGAAAAACCGCGCATACGACGAGAAGTTCTGAACGCAGGCTGTCACTGCCTGCAAAATTGAGTTACCCGGGGGCGGCGAGATGGCACGGACGCTCGCCTGCGAACGCGCCACCTCTGCCAGTTTGTGCGCACCGGACAAAGGATGCCGTTTCAGCCTTTTTAACGTGGGGCGAGCACAACGGCAACCAGCCGAGGCGACGGCTGCTTTGTCCGGCCCTCTCACTTACGGAGCGACCCGGCCGCCATGGCGCTATGGCTTGGCGGCGACTGTGAGAAGCTTACGGCGCACACAGATCGAGGGAGGCATTATGGAAGAAATCAGGGTCTCCATAAGGCAACACCCCCTTTCCGTTGAAGGATCCCCGAGCTGCCCGGGTGACTCAATTTTACAGGCAGAGACAGAAAGTGTCAAGGAGAAGGAAGCATGAGAAGAGAAATGTGGGTGGAGCTGGTGCGGTTGGCCGCGCTGCTGGCGCTGCTGATCGCAGCGGCCATCGGGTGGCTGGCCGAGGCCGGAATTTTGAGATAGGAGGAAACGCAGATGCCGAAACTGAAAGTGGAGCGCACGACGGACTACCGGCTGACGGCGCTGATCCGCGGAGAGATGGCCGCACAGTCGGTGCCGGTTGCGACGGCCTGCCGCTACGCGGGCTGCTGTGCGAACACGCTGTACAAAATTTTTGATTCGCCGACGGCGTATATGGACAAGACGCTGCGGCTGATGCGCGGGCTGCACATCCCCATTGAGTCAGTCCGTGAGGCGATCACCTACCCCTATTGAGGAGGTGAGAGAGATGGAGGAGAAGGAAGCCCGATTTGTGACGGACGAGGAGGATCTCCGGATCGTCCAGCGGTTCCGGGAGGTCAACGGCCTGGGAAAGGCCAAGGATGCAGCGTGAAAGGAGCAGGCCATGCGGAAAAATGAGCATAAAAAGAACCGCCCGGCTGCTGCGAACAACCGGACGGTCGATTCCGAAGACGGAATCACGAAAGCATATTCAGTATATCACCAGTTTCGCAAAAATGCAAGGGTGGGAGGTGAAAAGTTTTGAACGAAGATTTTCGGGCTTTCTGGGCTGTCGTGCCTGCGACTGTTCTGTATGACGATTCCATTCCTGCCAACGCGAAGCTGCTTTATGGGCAGATCTCCACGATGACCGGCTACACCGGAGACGGCGGGTGCTGTGCCGCGACGAATGCGCAGCTTGCCGGGCCAAACAAACTGTCCGAGGATTCGGTCAGCCGCCTTATCAAGGCGCTGGAAAAGGCGGGCCACATCGAGATTCGATATGCGCCTGATCCGAAGGACGGGCACCCCGTCCGCAGCATCTATCAGGTGCTGCAAGCGCCACCCCTTACCGGCAAAAATGCCGATAAGCTTATCGGCAAAAAAACCGACCCCTTATCGGCAAAAAAACCGATGAGTAATGTATTAGATAATAATATATTACCCCCTAAAAGCCCCCCAAGGGGGCGGCGTGCAAAATCAACCGCAGAATGGAAGCCGGAACGCTTTGAGGGCTTCTGGAAATTCTACCCCAGAGGCGAAGGACGGCAGGCCGCGATCCGCGCATGGGACAGGCTCCAGCCTGACGACGAACTGATCCTGCGCATTGGCCGGGCCTTGACCTTGCAGAAGGCGTCGCCGGAGTGGCAGGCCGGGATCGGCATTCCCCATGCCTCGACGTACCTCAACCAGCAGCGCTGGACCGACGAGAAGCGCGAGAATGCCGAGGCAGCTCCTGTGCAGGCGGCTGAGCCGACCGGAGCCATTGACACCAGCGAATTGAAGTTCGTGTGATGGCTGCAAACAGAGAAGCGCTCTTAAGCGCGCAGCTTGGTGTTGTCGGCTCGATGCTGATTGACGACCGTACCGTCGGCATCGCGCTTCAGGCACTCAAGCCGGAATATTTCGACGGCCCGTACCGCACGATCTTCGAGGCAATGCGCGGGCTGTTCCAAGCCGGCCGGCCGGTCGATGCTGTTACGGTTCTTGGACAGATCGGCGAGGACTACACCGATCTGCTCAGGCAGATCATTGAGCTGACGCCGACGGCGGCCAACGTCAAGGCGTACATTTCCGATCTGAAACGGCAGGCGCGGATACGCCTGATGCAGGAAGCAGCCTCAGAAATTCTGACTGCTGACAATGAGGACGATATCCGGCAAATGCTCGACTGCATAAACGCCGTCATGGTGGATCGGCCGGGCGTGCGTACCATGACGATGCAGGATGCGCTGACCGATTTTTACAAGCGGCACGACCCGGCGGTAAAGCCTGTCTATTTGCCGTGGAAATTTGAGAAGCTCAACGACCACCTGCGCACGATGCGCGGCGACTTTGGCATCATCGGCGGATACCCCTCGGACGGCAAAACGACACTCGCGCTGGCGACCGCCCGCGAGCAGGCAAAGACGAAGAGAGTCGGCTTTTTCAGCTTTGAGACGGGCTGCGAAAAGCTGGCAGACGCAATGATCTCCGCGGCGGCGCAGATCGGCCTGCCGAAAATCCAGCTGAATGCCATGAACGACCATGACTGGGATACGCTGGCGGCAATCAGTGCCGATTTCGGCGGCCGCAACCTCGATCTGATCGAGGCGGCAGGCATGACGGCCGGGGATATCCGGATGTACTCGATGGCGAAACACTACGACGTGATCTACATCGACTACTTGCAGCTGATCGAGGCGTCGGACAAAACGCCGTGGGGCAATCAGGAGTACGCGCGGGTCACTGCCGTTTCGCGGGCGCTCAAGCAGTTTGGGCGTCAGGGCGGGCCAACAATCATCGCGCTGTCCCAGCTTGGACGGCCGGAGCCAAACAAAAAGACCGGCAAAATTCCACCACCCACGATGTCAAGCCTGCGCAGTTCCGGTCAGATCGAGCAGGACGCGGACTTCATTTTGCTGCTCTTCCGCGAAAACCAGAAAATCGTGGACTGTGATCGCGTTGTTACAGTCGCGAAAAACAAAACCGGAATCGCTGGGAATTCGTTTTATCTGCGATTCAACGGCGAGACGCAGACCTTCATGGAGTCGCGCCGCGATTGGACGCCTCCGAAGCAGACGCCTGCGGAGGAGGCTGCGCAGCTCGGATTTGACGAGCTTCCGAGCGACTTCCCTATCCCATTTTGACGAAAGGACGAAATCATGAAAGCAATTGCAATTTTGAATCTCAAGGGCGGCGTCGGTAAGACCGTCACGGCCGTCAATATGGCACACATTCTGGCGTCGGAGCACAAACAGCGGGTGCTACTGATCGACTGCGACAGCCAGTGCAACGCTACCGAGTTTTTCGGCCTTGCGCCGACGGAATACGACGTCACGCTGGACGCCGTGCTGCTGGGCGAGTGCGAGCCGTATTACGCCGAGAACATCACGCCAACGTCGTACAGCGATCTGGACATGATCCCCGCGTCGGACGGGCTTATGGATCTGGACATGTCGCACATCGCGGACAAGCGCGTGCGCGGCCGGGTGCTGGCCGATATGTGCCGCTGCATCCGGGAGGACGATGCGTATGACTACGTGATCTTTGACTGCCCGCCTGCGTTCAATGCCGCCAGCGCAGCGGCGCTGCTGGCCTCGGATGAGGTGATCATCCCGATCAAGCTGGATGCATTCAGCTTGCGCGGACTCGCAAATGTCAGCCGCCAGATCGACAACATTCGCCGCATCAACGGCAATATCCGCATTGCAGGTGCGCTCATCACGATGTGGCGCAATGTGCCGGTTGTGCTGGAGGCGGAAGCGAAGCTGCGGGAGTCCGGCGTGCTGCCTGTTTTCCAGACGGTTATCCGGCGCACCGACAAGGTGGACGAGATGACGTTTAAGCAGGTGCCGATCCTCGTCTCGTCGCCGTACAGCGCGGCGGGGTATGATTACCGCAATTTCGTCCAGGAGCTGCTGGAGCCGCAGATGACGATGGAGGACGTGAAGGGAGGCGCGGGCGATGGCATTTGACGTGAGCAGCGTATTTGCCGAGGAGCTGAAGAAAGTGTCCAAGTCGGACGCCGGAAAGCGGCTGGCCGAAGTAGATATCGACGATCTGGTGAGCAATGAGGCAAATTTCTATGCCGTGGATACGGACAAACTGGAGGAGCTGAAAAACAGCATCGCGCTGTCAGGCATCATGGACCCGCCGACCGTCACCGAAACGGAGGATGGGAAATACCGCCTGATCTCCGGCCATCGGCGCACTGCCGCCGTCCGGGCGCTCGTCGCGGAAGGACGTGCAGATCTCCGTAAGGTGCCTGTTTTTGTCCGCAGTCCGCGCAGCGCGGCAATGGAAGAGCTGGAGCTTATCATGGCGAACTCCACGGCCCGCGTGCTGAGCAGCGCGGAGGTCAGCCAAGCGGCGCAGCGTGTGGAGCGGCTGCTCTACGAGCTGAAAGAACAGGGCGTGGAGTTTCCCGGCCGGATGCGCGACCATGTAGCCGCCGCCTGCAATGTCAGCAAGACGAAGCTGGCGAATCTCAAGACGATCGAAACGCACCTGATCGTGGTCTTTAAGGCCATGTGGAGAAGCGGAAAGATCCCGGATGCGACGGCGTTGGAACTGGCGCGGTGCGATTGCACCTTCCAGACGCGGCTGGGCGTTGCTTTCGCCCGGATGAAAACATTCCCCACGGCGGCTGCAATTGCAGACCTGCGCGAGATGCAAGAGGGCGGAGCTACGTGGGACCCACATATGCGTTGCCCTGGCGGCTCCCTCTGCCCAGCCTCGCGCGGTGACGCCGCGCTGCGGCACGATGCGACGTGCCCGTCGTACGAGCCGAAGTGCAAAGGCGAGATGTGCTGCATGGATTGTGAGTACGGCGCGAAGGCGCGTGGATGCTATGACGTCTGCGACCAGATGTGCAGCAGGGCCAAGCAGTACCGCGCGGACAAAAATGCCGCCGAGAAGCAGAAAGAGGAAACCGAAAAGCAGCGCAAGCAGCGTGGATTCCAGCGTGTCGTCCAGCGCAAGGCAGAGCGGCTCGTGGCGGCCATTGAAGCTGCCGGCCTCGCGGGTGACGCAAAGCTTTCTTTTGCACGCTACAGCGCAGACAAGAGCGTCGAGAAAATCCGCGCATACGCAAACGGCGAATTCGGGGATGATTATTTTTATGGCACGGACGTCCTTGACCCGGATGCAGCGTATGTGCCTGAGCTCTGTGAGACGCTCCACTGCTCGGCGGACTATCTGCTGGGGATGACGGACGAGCTGACGCCGCAGGCGGTGTCCAAGTCTGACACTGGGAATGGGTGGCAGACCGGAACGGACTATCCGGACGGTATGATCCTCGCCGTGTTCCACTTCCCCGGAAGCGACGACATCCGGCAGCTCATGTATGCGCTGGATGGCGAGCTGTATTTTACCCGCAAATACAGTTCGCGCGCCGAAGAACAACCGGTGCTGTGGCTGGCAATCCCACCGACCCCGGAGGAGGCCGAAGTCGATGCGGAGAACTGATCTGACAGACATGGAGTTCGGCAAGCTGCGCGCGACCGAATACGCGGGACGAGGCGGGCATGGGCACTCGCTCTGGCTCTGCCGGTGCGCATGCGGGAATGAGACGGTGGTCCCGGCATGGAGGCTCAGAAGCAAGAAAACGCAGTCCTGCGGCTGCTCGCACTTTACGAAGCGTGAGGCCCGGCCCAAGCCCGAGACGCCGCCGCGGAAACGGGCTGAGCGCGCACCTGCCGCGAAAAAGGCTGCGCGCTCCCATGCCCCGCGCACGGTAAGCCCCTGCTATAACGTGTACTGCGAGTATCGCAACAATATCCCGCGCGGCGGCGTGTGGAGCTGCACGAATCGAAGAGGATGCCTGGACTGTAAGACGGAAAGGGCCAATGAAATTAAAATTTAGGAGGAAACAACAATGGAAAACAAGAAGGAACAGTATTACATCATCCGGTGCGATCGGGCGGGCGTGTTCTTCGCCAGGATCGCAGAGCGCAGAGGCAGCGAGGCGGATCTTGAAGACTGCCGCAGACTGTGGTACTGGGACGGTGCGGCGAGCCTGTCGCAGCTTGCGATGGAGGGTGTGATCGCCCCGCGCAACTGCAAGTTTACGATGGCAGTTCCGTCGATGACGGTGCTGGGCGTGATCGAGGTCATCCCGTGTACCGATGCGGCGGTGCGGAGCATCAATGGAGTGGCTGTATGGAAGCGATGAAAATTAAAGAGTTTCTGGCCATACGCTCCGGCTACGGCTCCGGCGACGGCTCCGGCGACGGCTACGGCTCCGGCTCCGGCTCCGGCTCCGGCGACGGCTCCGGCTCCGGCTCCGGCTACGGCTACGGCTACGGCTCCGGCGACGGCTCCGGCTCCGGCGACGGCTACGGCTACGGCTCCGGCTACGGCTCCGGCTCCTGCTACGGCTCCGGCTACGGCTCCGGCGACGGCTCCGGCTCCGGCGACGGCTACGGCTACGGCTACGGCTACGGCTCCTGCTACGGCTCCTGCTACGGCAACGGCACCAAAAAATATGACGGCCTCGACGTCCATTTTGTCGACGGTGTACCGACGATCATCACGTCGGTACACGGGAACATTGCGAAGGGCTTTATCCTGCAAGGCGATCAGACGCTGACGCCGTGCTTCATCGCAAAGGTCGACGACCGCTTCGCGCACGGTGAGACGGTACGACAGGCTGTGGCAGCCGCCCGCGATAAAGCGTTCGAGGATATGCCGCAGGAGGAACGGATCGCGGCGTTCCTTGATGAGATCAAGCCGCATACGGCGTATCCGGTGATGACGCTGTACGACTGGCACCACCGTCTGACTGGGAGCTGCGAAGTCGGACGGAAGGCTTTCGCGAAGGATCACAGCATCGATCTGAACGGTGAAATGACGCGTGAAGCATTCTTCGAGCTGACGAAGGACGCCTATGGCGGGAATGTGATCCGCGCGGCGATGGTGAAGGCGGAGGTGATGAAGGATGGCTGAAACATACTGTACCGCATTTATGGAGGGCTTGCCGCCTGAAAAGCAGGCTGAGGGTCTGGGCGTTCAGGCCGCTGTTCTGTTGGGCGAATGCTTCCGATGTGAGCATTATGCACGATGCTCTACGGATGAGACTTTTGTGTTCCCGGCAAACGCCGCCTGCATGGTGCGCAGGGATAAGGTTTTGAAGGGATGGGGATTGGAGGGCACGAAGGATGGCTGAATCGATATTTCTTCTCGTCGTATGCCACCTGATTGGTGATTATTGCTTGCAGACAGATTTCCTCGCAAGAACAAAAGGCCAGAATTGGTACCACCTGTTTATACACTGTGCCCTCTACATTGTTCCTTTCTATGTCGCTTTCGGTTGGTGCTGGCAGTTAGGGGCGGTATTCGTTTCACACATGATTGTCGATGCGCTGAAAGCGAGATATTGTAAGATTTCGTACTGTCTCGATCAGGTCATTCATTGTGCCGTATTGTCTGTATTTTTAATTTGGAGGTGACGAGGATGGCTGACGAATATATCCGGCGCGAGGAGGCCGAAAAGGCACTGGAGGCAATGAAAGATGGCTAAGTTCATAACAAAGTCGCAGATGTTGGAACTCGAGGGCACCTGGCTCGCTTTTGGAATTACTGAAGAGAATGGGCTGCTTAAAAAGTATGCTGGGATCGAGGCCAGACCATACACGGCGTACAACTACTACGACGAAAACGGTGATTTCCTTGCGAACAGTGATGAAACCGATATCTACAGTTTGCTTGAGAGCGCAGGCGTGGAGGTGCGGCATGGCGGCTGATCGCTATATCAGCCGGAAATGGCTGCTTGAGACATTGGCAAAATACAAAGATATTGGTTTCTGGAACACAGAAGTTTGTGATGCTGATACCATTTCGAGAGTGTTGGATGTGGTGGAAAATGTTGTGAATGGTGCCCCGCCCATCGGCCCCAGGCAATGTGCGAATAAAATCATTGCGGCAAAAAACATGGCGCTGGAGGTAAATGTGAAAATGCTGAAGGACAATGCAGAGCGCGCAAGACGTCAGTACAGTCAATATGAGAGCGTTGGCAACGATCTGCTTATGGGCTTCTACAAGGGAGTCGTTTATGCGAGAGAGGAATCCGTTCGGATACTGGAAAGGCTGGTGCAGGATGGTTGACGAATACATCAGCCGCGCGAAGGCGCTGGCGGAAATGGAGGACAAGAAGGATGGCTGACGAATATATCCGGCGCGAGGAGGCCGAAAAGGCACTGGAGGCAATGAAAGATGGCTAAGTTCATAACAAAGTCGCAGATGTTGGAACTCGAGGGCACCTGGCTCGCTTTTGGAATTACTGAAGAGAATGGGCTGCTTAAAAAGTATGCTGGGATCGAGGCCAGACCATACACGGCGTACAACTACTACGACGAATATGACAATTTCCTCGCGAACAGCGATGAAACGGACATTTATGAGTTGCTTGAAATGGCAGGCGTGGAGGTGCGACATGGCGGCTGACGAATATATCCGGCGCGAGGATGCGATGCACGCGCTCTATGAGGACTACGCTTATCCGGCGATGGACATTATCAAGGCCGTGCCAGCCGCCGACGTGGCGGAGGTGGTACACGGAAAGCCCGTAGTAAAAGTGCGCCCGGTGACGATAACCGATTACCATGAAGAAATCGGGCGGTTTGCGGCGGACGGCTCTACTCTTTATCGTAAAAACATGGTGTATGTGGAAATCCCGTACAAACATTGCCCGGTATGCGGTGCTACGCTCTGTTCCCGCTGGTACAATTACTGCGGGAAATGCGGCGCGAAGATGGATGGAGGTGAAAACGATGTTTCAGGTTGAGCTTTTATCGGGCGGCGTGTTTACCGTGTATGCGGTAGATGCGGACGCAGCTATGTTCTTGGTCTACCGCGACAATGCATGGGACTGGATCGACATGACGGAGTGCAAGCCGTGTACATATACATGGTCGCCGCTGGCCTCATACACCACGGAGGGCGCGACATGAACTACATGCAGAAGCTGGAGTCGCTGGCGCAGGCGAATCTGGACATTGGGTTTAACGCCGGGTTTCAGGCCGCGACGGACCTGTGGATGGTGGCACTGGCGCAGGAGGGCTTCGGCCCGGGGCGGATGCAGCGCACGGCGCGCCGCGTGATGGAACTCTATCGCGAGCTTGGGCACGCATGGCGGAACGAGCCGGAGTCCGATTACGCGCAGGAGCAGATCGACCGGGTGCTGGAGCCGCTCTGCGGCGAGGCGTTCGTGCCGTTCCGCGAGCGCAATGAATGGGTAAGAAAGCAGAAGTACGGGAAAGGAGCGAAGAAATGACGAGGAAGAGAGCAGTCAAACTGCTGATGGCGCGCGGTTGCAGCCGGAACCAGGCGGATTATCTTATGCGCGCAAAGCCTCCCGGGCATAGCAATGAGAGTCATTACATCCGCATTACATTGGCTCGCCGTCTGCGAGATAGCGCTTTAGTCTTCGCGCGGCTATCAGCCGTGGCCGCCGCCGCGCGCTGTGCAATGTCCCGATTGGCGCAGGCTATAAACGAAATCAAAGGAGGGACTGGACTGTGACGCCAAGGGAGATCGAGTTCGTAGCCAAACAGGAGCGGCGGCTCTGCAAGGTTGGCCACGAGCTTGGATATTTTCATTGCTGGGACGATACGCTTCCCGGCGGTGTGGAGGCAGTTGTAGAATTCCCGGACGGCGTTCGACGTGTCCTTCTCGGCGACATTGCTTTCTGCGATGAGGAGAACACAGCCTTGCAGCACATGAATGAATACCACAGAATGGAGCTGATGCCGAATCAACAGGGTGATTGAACTTCGCGCGGGCAACCGCGTTCGCGCAATTGAGCTTGCTTCGCGGCCACCGAGGACCGGTGGCCGTGCGGCAAAGCAATTTGAAACCAGCCTCGTTCAGGAGGCCGTCAACATTAAAACCGCATGTATGCGTCTTGAGTTCTTATTGTATGCAAACTTTAGCCCGCAAGACTGGTTTGTGACACTCACTTATGATGGCGAGCACCTGCCGATGAATTACGAGGCGGCGCGGAAGAACGCTCCGGCCTACTTCCGCAAGGTGCGCGAGGCACGCCAGATACGGGCGCTGCCGTTCGGATATGTCTATGTGATGGAGGGCATGCACGGAGATCACCGCATCCACCATCATTTCGTGATCCAGCGGGCGGACGGCGACGAGATGCTGCTCCGCTGCTTCTGGCAGAAAGGATCGATCGACATCCGGACTATCGAGGACTTCGGCGGCTACCGCAAGGTGGCGAGGTATCTCACCAAGGAGCCGAGGAAGACCGGGAAGCTCCGCGTCGGGCAGCGGATGTGGACGCCGAGTAAGGGTCTCATTAAGCCGGAACGGCTGGATGTCGAGTTGCCGCCGGGCACGCACTATTCACCGCCGGACAGGGCTATCCCGTTCGAGGGCGAGAAGTTCCCGGAGCGCATCGACAACAGCTTTGGAAGCTATGTGCTGTACGACTATGAAATCCCGGAAAACTGAACATTGCATTTACAATTTTCCCTTGAAACAACCTATAAATAATCAGAAAGGTGGAACAAAAGTCTTGCAAAGCAAAAACGCGCGTGATATACTATTGGTGTCAGCAGGCGGCAAACTGATTTGCCCACTGTGCGGACGGCCGACGCAGCAGCGTGTGCTGCCGACGACGACGCTGACAGACTTCCCGCTGTACTGCAAGGTGTGCAGACGCGAGTCCGTCGTAAACGTGAATATGAGCCTGAGCCAGAGCCTTTGCGCCAGCGCCTGCGCCAAATGATTTGACCGTGTGAACGGTAGATCGTTTGGCGCTTTTGTTTTGCAGCCGAGGTGATAGCCGGATGGCATGAGCGCCATGATCTCCGTCGTGAGGTCATGGCGCTTTTTGTTTTTTCTCGAAGGCTGTGCCGGGCGAAGGCCCGAAAGGCATGTTGTTTCCTTCACTGGGCGCGGAGCTTGGGCTCCTCCGCGCCTGGCAGAGCCTTCGGAAACGTGGAAAGGTGGTGGAGAGCCTGAGCAGGAAAAGCTACAGGAATGCGCGGGAGCTTCGCTCCGCGATCGATCGGTATTTCAGCTCGATCTGCTACCGGGAGCCGGTGACAAAGATGGAGCCGGTGCTGGAGGATCGGGAATTTATCAAAAACGGAGAACGGATCGTGATGCAATGCCCCGCACTCGACAAATACGGACACACGCAGACGGCGGTCGTGCCGGTGATGCGCGGGAAAAAGCCGCTCATGCGCGAGGTATGGATACGGCCTCCCTGCCTGCCGGAGCTGCTGGAGGCGGTCGGGCTGACCGAGAAGCAGTGGCAGGCGCTCAGCGTATCGGAGAAGTTCGCCGAGACGTGCGCACGCGCAGGGGGGCGAATCGAGATCTACAACATCCAGCGGCTCGACAGCTCCGCAGCGAACGGCGCAAAGTTCCATCTGGAACGAAAGTTCGGATGGGATGAAAAGGCAGGCGGTACGACGGAGACGGAGATCGAGCTTCCGGAGGAGATCGCGCAATGGCGAAGGTAACACTCGACTTTTCGCGCATCTCCGACAAGCAGAGGCGCTTCATGGAAGCGCTGACGCGCTATGTGGCCTACGGAGGGGCCAGAGGCGGCGGAAAAAGCTGGTCCGTCCGCGCAAAGTCAAAGCTGCTGGCGCTCAGCTGGCCGGGGATCAAGATCCTCATTGTGCGCCGGACGTATCCGGAGCTGTTCAACAACCACATCAACCAGCTCAGGCAGGAGCTGAACGGCGTTGCGCGGTATGCACAGGACAAAAAGCTGCTGACATTCCGCAACGGCTCCACGATCAAGTTCGGCTACTGCGCGAACGACAGCGACGTTCTGCAATATCAGGGCGCGGAATACGACGTGGTATTCATCGACGAGGCCGGGCAGCTCAAGAAGGAGTGGATCGACGCCATCGACACCACGGTGCGCGGTACAAACGGATTCCCGAAGCGCACCTATTACACGCTGAACCCAGGCGGTCAGAGCCACGGATATTTCAAGCGGCTGTTCATTGATCGCATTTTTGAGGAAGGCGAAAAGCCGGAGAACTACACGTTCATCCAGGCGCTCGTGACCGACAACAAGGCGCTCATGGAGACGCAGCCGGAGTACGTACAGACGCTGCAAAAGCTGCCGGAAAAGCTCCGGCAGGCATGGCTGGAGGGCCGGTGGGACATTTACGAGGGCCAGTTTTTCGAGGACTTTATCAACAACCCGGAGGGCTACCAGACACGGCAGAACACCCATGTGATCGAGCCGTTCACGCCGGACCCGGGCTGGACGATCTGCCGGAGCTACGACTTCGGATACGGAAAGCCGTTCTCCTGCGCGTGGTGGGCCGTCGACTACGACGGCGTGATCTACCGCATTCTGGAGCTTTACGGATGCACGCGCGAGCCGAACACCGGCGTCAAGTGGTCGCCGGATGTGCAGTTCCAAGAGATCGCGAAGATGGAGCGAGAGCATCCATGGCTGGCCGGAAAGCAGATCACCGGCGTCGCCGACCCTTCGATCTGGGACGCTTCGCGCGGAGAAAGCGTGGCACAGACAGCGGCCAGATACCGCGTTTACTTCACGCCCGGCGACAACAAACGCATTCCGGGCTGGATGCAATGCCACTACAGGCTGCAATTCGACGAGAACGGATACCCACGCATGTACGTTTTCAACACCTGCAAGGCGTTCCTCCGGACGATCCCGCTGCTCATGTACGATGAGCACAAGCCGGAAGATCTGGACACAAGCCTTGAGGATCACGTTGCGGACGAATGGCGGTATTTCTGCATGTCGAGGCCGGTGAAGCCGATGCTGGCCGTGCCGGAAAAGCCGCGGTGGATCGACCCGCTGAACATGATGGAGGAAAGATAATGCGTTACCCCGAACTGAACGCGCCTGCGCAGGAACAGCTGGTGACGGAGACCTTCGCGGGCTACAACCACAATCTGCGCATTGCCGACGGTGAATTCTACGAGATGCAGAATCTCACATCTAGCTACTATCCCCTGCTGTCTCAGCGCGCGGCCCGCGCAATGGTCGGAGATTTCTCCGGCATTCAGGGACTGCTGGCAAAGGACGCGCTGGCATGGATCGAGGACGGCGTGCTTTGGTACAACGCACTGTCCATGGCGCCGTACATGGGCGGGGTGCTGCTCTCCGAGGGAGAAAAACAGATGGTGTCCATGGGCGCGTACATCTGCGTTTTCCCGGACGGATGGTATTTCAACACCGAGGACTACACGGACAACGGCTACATGGGGCATGAAAACATCGTGAACTGCACGCAGACGGCGCTTTCCATCAAGGTATGCACCGTGGATGGGGCCGTTATCACGATCACATACCGGCAGCAGGCCATGCCGGAGGACGCCGCGAACGACGCCTACTGGCTGGATACGGGCAAGCACGAGCTGAAACAGTGGAGTTCCGTCCAGAGCCAGTGGGTGAGCATCCCGACGGTATACGTCAAGCTGGAGGCAAACGGCATCGGAGCGGGCTTCAAGAAGTACGACGGCGTGCAGATCAGCGGCCTAGACGGGACGGATCAGGTAGAAAAGCTCAACGGCTCCCACGTTTTGCAGGACGTCGGCGACAACTACCTTGTGATCGTCGGGATCGTGGACGCGGACGCGAGCCAGAGCACCGGCGAGGTCAAGGCCGCCAGGCGTGTGCCGAAGATGGACTACATCACCGAGAGCGGAAACCGCCTCTGGGGCTGCCGGTACGGCGTATCCGATGGGAAAACCGTCAACGAGCTGTACTGCTGCAAGCTGGGCGATTTCAAGAACTGGGAGTGCTATCAGGGCATTTCGACCGACTCATGGCGCGCAAGCTGCGGCACGGACGGACGCTTCACAGGAGCCGCGACGCTGGCAGACAGCCCGATCTTCTTCAAGGAGGACTGCTTCCACCGCATTTATCCGAGCGCGCAGGGCGCGCATCAGGTAAAGGAGATCAAGGCCAGAGGCGTGCAGCGCGGAAGCGAACAGAGCCTGACCGTTATCGCCGACCGGCTTTACTACAAGGCACGGGACGGTGTGTGCGTATATGACGGCTCCCTCCCCTATCTGATCTCGGACGCCTTCGGGACGGAGCTTTACCGAAAGGCGGCTGCCGGGGGCGTGCGCGGAAAGTATTTCATCTCGATGCAGGACAGCAAAGATGCATGGCAGCTTTTCGTATATGACACGCTCAAGGGGCTTTGGCACCGGGAGGACGGACTACATGTGACGCAGTTCGCCGCGCTCGACGATGAGCTTTATATGCTCCGCGCGGACGGGATGCTCGTCACGGCCTACGGCTCCGGCGGCGGAAACATCGAGCCGGAGATCCAGTGGTCGGCGACGACCGGGATCATGACGTGCGGCCTCGTCGGAAAGAAATACATCTCACGGCTGAATCTGCGGATGCAGCTGCCGATTGGAAGCGCGTGCGACTTCTGGATCGAGTACGACTCCTGCGGGGAGTTCCGGCACGCCGGACACATGGACGGACACGGACTGCGGACGTTCCTGCTGCCCATCCGCCCGCAGCGATGCGACCATCTGCGATTCAAGATCACAGGAACAGGGCCGTTTAAGCTCTACAGCATCGGGCGCGTTCTGGAAACCGGAAGCGACGCCTGACGCGGTGTCAGACTTGGACACCGAAAGGAGAGAAACATGGACGAAAACGCGAATATGACGACGATACAGGACGTGCTGGGCGACATTGGAGCGGGCGAAACGATGCAGCCCATCGGCGTGGCGCAGATCCGGACGGCCATGGACACGCTGACCAAGTACAAGACCGGAAAGTCAGCGCTCGAAAAGCGGCTCATTGCCTGCGAGCAGTGGTGGAAGCTTCAGCACTGGCAGGAAATGAGTCCGAGTGGGAATCCATACGACCCGCAGTGGCGGTCGGCGTGGCTCTTCAACGTCATTATGGGCAAGCACGCGGACGCCGTGGCGGCGTTTCCGGAGCCTGCCATCCGGCCAAGAGAGCCGGACGACCGCTCCGAGGCGGCGATGCTCACCAGCATTGTGCCAGTGATCCTCGAACAGAACGACTTCGAGGAGACGTATTCCGACTCATGCTGGACGAAGATGAAGCAGGGAACGCTGGCATGGGGCGTGTTCTGGGACAGCTCCAAGCTCAACGGCCTCGGGGATGTATCCATCCGGGAGATCGATCTGCTCAACCTCTTCTGGGAGCCGGGCGTGACCGACATTCAGAAGAGCAAAAACCTGTTCTACGCGGAGCTGGTAGACAACGACGTGCTCAAGCAGCGGTATCCGCAGGTCGGCGACACGCTGCGCAGCGACAACACCTTTGTAAGCAAGTATAAAACGGACGATCAGGTGGATACGACGAACAAATCGCTCGTGGTGGACTGGTATTACAAGAAGATCGAGAACGGAAAGAGCGTGCTCCACTTCTGCAAATTCGTCGGTGAGACGGTGCTTTCCGCGACCGAGAACGATCCGAACATGCAGAGCGGGCTTTACGAGGACGGAGATTATCCGTTCGTGATCGACGCGCTCTTCCCGGTGAAGGGCTCGATCGCCGGATACGGCTATATCGACATCGGCAAGAGCGCACAGGAGCAGATCGACCTGCTCAATCAGGCGATCCTGAAAAACTCCGTGATGGCGTCCACGCCGCGCTGGTTCATCCGCAGCGACGGAAGCATCAACGAAAAGGAATACGCAGACTGGCGCAAGCCGTTCGTCCACGCGGACGGCAACCTTGGGCAGGACTCCGTGATGCCGATCACGGTCAGTCCCCTGTCGGCAAACTACATAAACGTCATTCAGAACAAGATCGAGGAGCTGAAATGGACGACCGGAAACACGGACGTCAACAACGGCTCGGTGTCCTCCGGCGTGACGGCGGCCAGCGCCATTGCCGCATTGCAGGAGGCGTCCGGGAGAAGCTCAAAGGACGCGACGCGCTCGGCATACCGGGCATACGCACGGCTCATCCGCATGGTGATCGAGCGCATCCGGCAGTTTTACGATCTGCCGAGAAAGTTCCGCATCCGGGGACAGCTCGGGACGGAGGAATACGTCACATACTCCAACCAGAACCTCAAGCAGCAGGAGATGCTGGGCCTTGGCGGAGATGTGTCCTGGCGAAAGCCGGTATTCGATATCGAGGTATCCGCGCAGAAGTCCTCCGAGTATACGAGGCTCAGCCAGAACGAACTGGCACTGCAATTCTATCAGCTCGGCTTCTTCGACCCGACAAGGGCGGATCAGGCGCTGGCGACGCTCGACATGATGGATTTCGACGGCAAGGACGAGATCAGCCAGAAGATCGCGCAGAACGGGACGCTCCAGCAGGAGCTGGCCAGCTGGCAGCAGATGGCGCTGGCACTGGCGGAGCGCTTCGACCCGGCCATGGCGGACGGGCTGGCACAGCAGATCCTTGGGGCGAATGCACAGGCGCAGGCTCCGGCGGCCGGAAACGCAAAGGCAGAAATGCCCGGCGAAGAAGCGGGCACGGAGGCAAAGACCGTAACGGATGCGCGTGAGCAGTCGCAGAAGAGCACACAGCCGGATTGACCGGCAGAAAACGTATCGACCGCGCACAGCGCGACGAGATAAATTCAAGGGATCGCCCACCAACGGGCTGAAAGGAACTATATGTTTTACAAATCGTTTATCCCATTTTTCGCCGCCGACGCTGGCGGCATGGGCGGTATGACGGCCAACGCCCAGCCGAACACGAGCAGTCCGGCCACAGCCCTTGTAGGCACGACCGGTTGTCCAAACGGCCCGGAAGGAGCCCCCGGCCCCGCCGCAGCCGCGCAGACCGCACCCGGCGCTCAGGTGCAGCAGGAAGAAACTTTCGAGAGTCTCATCAAGGGCAAGTACAAGGCAGAGTATGGCCGGAAAGTAAAAGAGGCAGTTATGGAACGCCTCAAGAACTCGAAGGCAACGATCAGCAAGTTCTCCCCCATCCTCGATGTGCTGGGCCAGCAGTACGGCATCGACGTCTCCGATCCGGACAAGATCGACTATGACGCGCTGACCAGAAGGCTGACCGACGACAAGCGGCTTTACGAGGCCGAGGCCATGGAGAAGGGTATCCCGCTGGAAACGCTGATGCACACGAAGCAGTTGGAGCGGCAGAACGCCGCACTCCAGCGCGAGAACGCGGCAGCGCAGGGCGAAATGCAGCGGCGGGCGGAATTTGACCGCATCGTCGGGCAGTTCGCGGAGGTGCAGGCGATGTACCCGCAGGCGGATCTGTCGCAGGAGCTGGCAAACCCGGACTTCGGGCGGCTGGTCTCCAACGGCGTCCCGGCGCTGACGGCCTATGAGGTCGTCCACAAGGCGGAGCTGGCGGCAGCGCGGACGCGCGCCGTCGCGCAGGCAACACAGCAGCAGATCGTAGCCGGTATCCAGGCAAACGGGATGCGTCCTCCGGAGGGCGCGGCCAACGCAGGAAACGGTATGCCTGTACAGTTTGACCCTCGAAAGCTCACGAAACAACAGCGCGAGGAAATTCGCGCACGCGTCAATCGGGGCGAGAAGATCACCTTCTAAGCATCTTTAGCCCCGGGAAGGGAGCTATATTTTGATTAATCTTTTGAAACTCATGCATGGTTGCTGCGCACCAGACGCCGGTACGCTGGTCAACACCACGCAGAACTATGTAAACGCATACGACGGCACGACGCAGGCGTTCGCAGCGCCAAACGACCTGTCGTCGCTGATGAAGACCTACTACGACACCGAGCTGCTGGAAAACGCGCGTCCGAACCTGATCCACGCGCAGTTCGCCAGAAAGCAGCCGCTGCCGAAGGGCAGAGGAAAGAAGGTCGAATGGCGCAAGTTCAACACCCTCGCGGACGCTTCGGCGCTGACCGAGGGCGTCATTCCCACGGGCCAGAAGTTCGGACAGTCGAGCATGACGGCGAGCATCCTCCAGTACGGTACCTATCTTACGGTATCCGATCAGCTGGAGCTGCACGCCATCGACAACGTGATCCTCAACGCGACCGAGGAGCTGGGCGCTTCGGCGGGCACCACGCAGGACAAGCTTGTGCGGGACACCCTCGCAGCTGGACAGACCGTCCAGTACTGCGACAAGGTGAGCACGGCGGGCGCGCATACCGCCGTCGATACCAGAGCGGGCATGGACACCACGTCCAAGCTGACCCCGACCGAGGTCAACAAGGCCGTGACCACGCTGAAAAAGCTCAAGGCCCCGACGATCAACGGCAAGTACGTTGCGATCATCCACCCATCGGTATCCTATGACCTGCGCGAAAACAAGGAGTGGATCGAGGCGCACAAGTATGCGGCGGTCACGCCGCTGTTCACCGGCGAGATCGGCGAGCTGCACGGCGTGCGCTTCATCGAGACGACCGAGGCGAAGATCTGGAACAACAACACCTGCCCCGTCAAGACGGCAGCCGGTACGGGCGGTACGCCTGCGGCGACCTACTACAGCGTGTATTCCACGCTCTTCCTCGGCAAGGACGCCTTCGGCATGATCGATCCGGAGGGCGGCGGTCTGGAAATGATCGTCAAGAGCAAGGAGCAGGCGGGCGGCCCGCTGAATCAGTTCAGCACGCTCGGCTATAAGTTCTCCACCGCGACGAAGATCCTCTATCAGGATCGCATGGTCCGCGTGGAGAGCCTGTCGGAGTACTCCGGCACGGACGAGGCCAACTAAGGAGGTACAGCATGGCAGAGGTAAAGACCAAGACCGAAGCGCAGGCAACGAAGAGTATCTTCCTGCCGCGCGCGTCGGAGACAGAACAGCAGTTCGAGTTTGTCTGCATCAACGGTAAGGCATATCAGGTGCCGCGCGGTAAGCCCGTGGAGGTGCCGCTGGCGGTGGCCGAGGTGCTGGAGCACGCGCAGATGCAGGAGACGGAGCTCTTTGAGCGCGTCCACGAAATGCAGCAGCAGTGATAAAGAGGGCCGCGCAAGCGGCCCTTTTATCGAATTTGGAATGTGAAAAGGAGGCAGTGAGCATGACCATCCGAGAGGCGATCGAAGCCGTTGACCGGCTCACGCCAAATCAATATGAGAACATCGATAAGGTGCGCTGGCTCAGCGAGCTGGACGGCGTAGTCTATCTGGAAATAGAAAAAACACACGGGAGCGGGAATCCGGTCTGCGAGCCGTGGGTGCGGACGCGCGATCCGCTCGACCGCGAATGGTGCGGCTGTGTGCCGCAGGAGAAACCAAACGAACAGACGTTCGAGGGATATCCGGAAACGGTCGATCTCGACACGAAGCTGCGCATCCCGTGGCCGTATGACGAAATTTACCGCTGGTATCTGGAAATGAAGATCTCCGACGCGAACGGAGAAATGACGCGGTACAACAACGCAATGACCAAGTACAACGCCTACTACACGGCGTATCAGGATTTTTACAATCGGACGAACATGCCGAAAATGACGGCCCCGTTCATCCATCTGTGAGGCGCGCATGGGAAGTCTGACTTTACAGTATCCGCCCATGACCGGCGGGGACGCTGCGCAGCAGCTGGACGGGCTGCGGCGGTATCTGGTGCAGCTGACGGACGAACTCAACGGCGCGGACTGGTCGGCGGGCGCGGTGCTCACGCAGATCTCGCAGGCCATTGACGCAAGCGCGCTTTCGCAGGAAGAACGGCTGACGGAGCTGAACGGCTTTGCCGCGCTCAAGACGCTCATCATCAAGACGGCGGATTTCGCGGCGGAAAACTCCGAGGCATTCAAGCTCAAGCTCAGCGGAAACTATGTGGCCGTGTCGGATTTCGGGAAGTACTGGCAGGAGGCCAGCATGACCATTGACGGAAACGAGTTCGGAATCCGACAGCTGTATGAGTTCTCGGCGGGCGTCAACAACGCCTTCACGGTGAACTCGAAGCAGTACGTCAAGACGGGACTGCTGTACTACAACGGCGTGACGCCGGTCTATGGCGTGGGCGTCGGCAACATCGCGACGACCGTATCCAATGATAAGGAAGTCATCGACAAGACGCAGAATGAGCTGCTGACCGTCACGGCCGGCAGGGTGAGCTTCTGGCAGGGCGGCAGCGAGGTCGCGTATCTGGCACAGAAGAAGCTCCACTTCCCTTCCGGGACGCTGGAGGCATTCGACGCGAAGCTGAGCGGAACGGTCACGGCGGCGGCTGGGTCGAGCTTCGGGCCGTGGAGCATCTCAGAGAGCAGCATCTACCGAACCGACAACACATGGGGCGGGGCCGGGCTTTATTTCGGAACGTCCGGGCTTTCCATCGGGAGCGCATTTAAGGTGGATTCGACCGGCAAGCTGACCGCAACGGGTGCGGACATCACAGGCAGCATCAAGGCAAGCGATCTGCTGCTCAACACGAACGGATACTACACCAGCATTCAGACGCAGCTTTCGTCGCTGATCGCGGACGTGCAGGAGCTGACGGCGCTGGCCGCGTCGGTCAGCACAAACGCATACGGCGCTCTGTCGTCGCTGGATCTGAATATCGGCAACAAGGGATGGATCAGCATCACGGGCGCAAGCTCGGCGGCCTCGGCAGTGGAGCTGTACAGCTTCGGCGCGGTGCGCATCATTGCGGCGTCGGGCGACGTGTATATCCAAAACGGAGACGACAGCGCGCACGTCCAAATCGCGGGCAGCGGAGCCGTCAGCATCAAGGGAACGAGCCTCACCTTTAACGGGGCCAGCATCAACACAACCGGAAACGTCACGGAGGATACCGAGGAGGGTACATGATGGTAAAAGAAGTTAACGAGCTGAGAAGGAAGATCGCCGAGGCGCTGAACGGGTCGAGGCTGCCGCCGGTCGTGGCGGCGCTGGTACTGGACAGCTACCGGGCGGAGCTTCAGCGGCTCGTGGAGATGCAGGAGGCGGCAGAGGCAACAAGGCCGCCCGAGAAGGGAGAGACGAAAGATGGCGCTGTACAGAGTAAATGACGACGGACGCGCGCCGTCCGGCCTCGGCGTCGGAGACGAAGTAGTCACCGCCGGCGGCACTTACCGCATCGACAGCGTGGGTGCGGACGGACAGTACAAGTCCACGCTCGTCAACAAGGGCCAGACCACGCAGAACTACAAGGGCAGCTATGCAACAAGAAACACTCTGCCGGGCTATTCCGACTACACGGCGGGAAGGCTTGGGAATCTGGAACGGGGCTACGCCCCTTCCGGCGCGGTATCGCAGGCAAAGGCGTATCTCCAGCAGGTGCAGAGCCGGAGGCCGGGCGCATATCAGTCGCGGTGGGACGCGGAGCTGGACAGCCTGTACGACCAGATCACCAACCGCAAGCCGTTCCAATACGATCTCAACCAGGACGCGCTGTATCAGCAGTACAAGGAGCAGTATCAGAGGCTCGGCAGGACGGCCATGCAGGACACGATGGGTCAGGCGGCCAGCCTCACGGGCGGATACGGCTCGACCTACGCGGAGCAGGTCGGTCAGCAGACCTACAACGCATACCTCCAGAGCCTGAACAACATCGTGCCGGAGCTATACGACCGGGCGTATGGCCGGTATCAGGACGAGGGGCAGGATCTCTACAACCGGTACGGCCTCGTGAGCGACCGGGAGAGCATGGACTACAGCAAGTACCGGGATACAGTATCGGACTACTACAACGACCTTGCAGACGCGCGGAGCGCCTACGACTCCGAGTGGAACAAAGATTACACGCAGTGGTCGGACCAGCTCAGCTACTGGCAGAAGAAGGCCGCGCAGGAGCAGGCCTATTGGCAGTCGCAGCAGAGGGCCGCAGGCGGCAGCGGCGGAGGCGGAGGCGGAAGCGCGGGCAGCTCCGGAACCGGAAGTGGAAAGGGATACATCGACAACACCTATAACAACGGCGGAGCGGGCGGCGCAACGGCACAGACATACAATCAGCTCAAGCGCGGCATGACCGAGTGGATCATGGCGGGCCAGCCGGAAAAGGCATACGACCTGTTTTTGAGCATGGCGGGACAGCTCAATCTGAGCAACTCGACCGGCAAGAAGCAGTACAACGAGCTGGTCGGCATCCTGAACAAGGCGGGATACGGCATCCCGAAGGAATAAGGAGTACAATATGGCGAAGAAGCGCACAGGGCTTGACGCTCTGCGGGAGTATGAGGCGCGGAGCGGGCGGCAGACCCAGAGCAACGGCCAGCAGACAGAAAATACCGGAAGCTCCGGCGGAACGTGGCGCAGCGGGCTTGATGCTCTGCGGGAGTATGAGGCAAGCGGCGGCGGGCAGAACGTGAAGAACGGCCCGTACAATCCGGATTACCGGACGAACACCAAGAAAGCGACGCCGCAGAGCTATGAGGCGGCGTATCAGCAGTATAAGCAGATCGCGGATTCCATCAACCATGACCAGCTGAGCGGGTACCTCAGGACGATGCAGGAGCGGCAGAACCAGATCATTGGCTCCATCAACCACGACCAGATGAGCGGGTACCGGCGGACATTGCAGGAAAAGGAACGTCAGCAGCAGCGCAAGGTGCAGACCGGCACGGCGGCCCAGAAGGCGGCGACGAATGCCGGGCAGGACTACAGCCGCCTGATCGGCCTGAATCAGTTCGACGGAGAGCTGGAAAGGCAGGCTGCGGAGCAGGAAAAGCGATACAGGGAGACGGTCCTTCCGGATCAGCTGCGCGGCATGAAGCGGACTTCGGCAGAAATGCAGAAGCAACTGGATCAGCTATATGAGCAGAAATCCGACGAGCATTTCAGAGACTATCAGTTTGACGAGAACGGGACGGCTTGGTACACCGATGAAAACGGGACGCGCAGGCAGGCTCGAGGGGTCATGGACATACAGAGCGAGATCGACACGCTGGAGACCCAAAAAGCGGCGCTGGATTCCACACGAGCGCTTGGACAGGCGGAGAACGCCGTCGGCACGCTGGATACCGCGACGCGAAATCTGCTGAAAGACATCAACGGAACGAATCTTCTGAAAAAAACGGACGCGAAGCACCAGCTACAGAAGAAGGGGTATTCCGAGGATCAGATCGGACGGCTGGCGGAATACGAAAAGTATTTGGAGGATTTTGAGGACTACCAGACGCGCATGGCAGGAGCACAGCAGTTCGGACGGGACGCGCCTGTTTTCTCGACGGTAACGTCGTCGCTGATGGCGCCGTTCAAGGCGCTTGGAAACATCGAATCGCTTCGCGGCATTCTGCCGAAGGGACTCGGCGGATATCAGAACGCAGATATGCCGACGAACATCTACAGCCCAATGTACGCAGCGACGCACGTCTCGAGCGGTATCCGCAGCGGCGTCATGGAGGGCATGGGGCCGGTCGGACAGTTTTTGTATCAGGCAGGAACATCCGCGCTGGACAGCGCGGTCAACATGGCCGTCTCGACAGCGCTCGTCGGAACGACAGGACTCAGCGGAGAAGCGGCGTCCTCGGCGGTGGCAGAGACGATGAACTGGGTGATGGGGTCGCAGGTCGCGGCGGATTCCGTGTATGCGGGAATCCAGAGCGGCAAATCCAATCAGGAGGCGCTTATTGACGGCATTGTTGAGGGCGCAATCGAGGGCTTCACGGAGAAATACTCCGTGGGCGACATCATTGAGACCATGCTCAGCGGAAAACAGGTGTGGAAAAAAGCGCTGCGTGCCTTCGCGTCCGAGGGCGCGGAAGAGATCGCGTCAAACTGGCTCAACCGCATCTACGACGTTGCGGCAAAGCACGACCGGGGCGAGGTCATGGGCGCGTATGCGGAGTATCTTTCGAAGGGCAATACGAAGGAAAAGGCGCTTGCGCTGACGCTGGCCGATATGCTGAAAGAGGACGGGCTTTCGTTCCTCGCGGGCGGTATCTCCGGTCTTGCCATGTCCGGCGCGTATGCGGGGACGAACAAGGTCACAGAGGCATACAACAAGGGCGAACAGCTGAACGTGATCGGACAGGTCATGGACGCCGTTGAGTCGATGGCGAAGGACCGCGGAGACAAGGCGACCGCAGAGGCAGCACAGGCGGTCATGGACAAGGTAAAGGCCGGTCAGATGCCGGAGACGGCAGAGGTGCAGGCAGTCGTGGATTCGGCGGTCAAGGCCGATCAGGCAGCGAAGGCTGAGGCGGCTTTTCAGACGTACAACCAGTATGCGGACGAACGGGATGCGCGGACGGCGGAAAAAGAAGCCCCGCAGCAAGCAAGCGTGCAGGCCGTTCAGGAAGCGGCAATGCCGCAGCAAGAAGCCGCGCAGGCGGTAATTCAGGCGGATACAGGAAGGAGCACGGAGCAGTATGGACAGCAGGAAACTGGTAGCCGTAACGGCGAAGGACGGACAGAAAGCGTATATTCCGGAGGACAGAGTAGACGCATGGGCGCAGGCTCAGAAATCGAACGCACCCTTGAGCGACAAGGAGAGACAGTTCGCCTCCGCAATCGTGCGCGGGATCTTGGCGCAGAAAACATCAGCCCGGCAGAAGCGGGGCTGAAAGATGGCGACACCACAAAGTCGCTGCTGAAAATCCCGGTGGAAGCGTATGGGGAGCATGAAAAAGCGCTCCAGAAGGCCGTGGAGGCCCGTGGAGCGTCGCTCAATATCGTCATGGGAAGAATTCGGCTTGCGAACGGAACGGCGGTGGATGAGTTCATAGACACCGGGACGCGGCAGATCACCGTGCGGGCGGACTGCACAAAGTGGGCGATGGAAAACCTGATCGATCATGCGCTTTTCCATGATCTGAGCACAGAACAGAGAAACGCAGCTGCGCAGGCGGTGGCTGACCGTTTCAGCGAATCGGAGCTGATGGCGATCGCCGGGCAGTACGTCAAGCGGATGCGCGGCGTCTATGAGGGCATGAGCGAGGAAGCGCTTTTCAACATCGCTACGGAGGAAGTCCTTGCAGACGCCGCCGGAAGAATGCTCCGGTATACGGATGCGGACGCGACGAAGTTCACGGAGACGGTGCGGGCAATTTTGGGAGAAAGCATAGCGGAACCGGATGCAGAGAAGCCGACGAAGAATCAGAGATATTCTATAAGCGACAGACTGGGCGAAGATCTACGGAAGGTGTTCGACGGGACATACAAGTCGGAAAGCGGGGAAGTCTACATCGGGGAGACATCGAACTTTCTGACGGATGTGATCGGCGCAGATGCACTGCACGTCACAATGCCAGCGAACAAGGCATATTCTGCGATGGCGACCGAGGAACAGGCAAAGAAAGATGGTCGGTACAGGAAGAACGTCAATTACCACGGACTCGGCGCAGATGGCCTGCAGCGGGTGCTGAACGCATCGGAAAACCCTGTTGCCGCATTTGCTGACACCGCCGGGGAAAACGGGAAACGTGCCAGCAATATCGTTCTGGTCACTGGAGAGGCTGGGAAAGGCGGCCCGATCGTTGTCATTGAGACGCTTAACACAAAGGGCACACTGAATGGGAAACGCATCGACGCGAACAAGATAATCACCAGCTATGACCGTGCAGCTCTGATCAGTGACCTTGAGGCAGCAGCATCGGACGGGCGGCTTCTGTATCTGGATAAAAAAAGAAGCCAAGCCGCGCTTGCTGGGGTACCAGCGGCCAATTCGCTGGCAGCCATACAAGGCGGTGACTTCACTACCAATATACGCAACTTTATAGCAGGTGTCAAGTGGGAAAAATCGGGAGCGTCAAGCTACACATCGGGGGCAGGCGACGGGAGAACCACATTCGCAAAGGCATATGAAGAGGCGCAGCAGAAACAGCGCTACTCCCCTGCTGACATGGAGACGGATGCAGAGGCAGACACGGGGACGGAGGACGCAGCGAAGAAAGCGGCGGAAGGCGTGCCGATCTTCAATTTTGATGCGAAAGCCGACTGGGCGTACAGCAGTGATCCAAATCCGTTTTACCGGCTGATGGGCATTACGCCGCCGGGTGTAATGGTCGGGATCATGACGCAGGGCGCACGCGCTGCGGACTGGACCGGAAACGGAAAGGCGTACACCAAAGCGCTGCTGGATTTTGTGACAAAGCCGGATCGATCCACAAAGACGCTGACACTGCAATTCCCAAATGCAGACGGGACATACCGGGCGGAGACTGTCCAGAACACGAAGTTCATGCAGGATGTATACAAGTATTATGCCGAGACTGTGCCGGAGGAAGAGCGGCTTGACGAGGCCACATTCTGGATGATGCGGAAAAGGCTTGCCGAGGGAAGCATCCCAACAAGGATTCGGGCCATGAGCGCAGAGGCAAAGGGTCAGGCTTGGCAGGAAAGCAGCCGGAAGGACTTCAAGAGTACGGGCGCGCTCGAAAAAATGGGCGTGAAGGTCGAACGCTCCGTAGGCAGATACGGGAAAACGCAGACGCTCATTGAGATGGACAAGGCGTTCAAGCAGGCCAAGAAGGAGGTCAACCGCGCGATAGACCGGCTGGGCGCTACCGCAAAGGAGGTCGCGTTTGCAAGGCAGATCGCGGACGGCGTGTTTGATATGCAGGACATCCCGCAAGGGTTCAGCAAGCGCGTCGTGCTGAGTCTGGTGGATTACATGAATGCGGAAGCCGCGCTTGGAGAGGATCGGCTTGCTGCGCAGCGGAAATCCATCCGGCAGGACACAACGGCAGTGCTGGAGACGCTGTTCAAGGACGTCAAGGACAATAAAGTGCAGGACATGTTCACGCTCAACCACCGGACGGCGCAGCGGAACATGCTGAAAATCTTCGGAGACGAGACCGGCGAGAGGATCAACAAGGCGATCTTCGACCCGATCAAGGGCAATGAATCCGAGAGAATACGCTTTATCAACCGGCAGTTTGACGATGTGCGCGAATTTGCGGATTCGACGGGCAGAAAATCGGAGCTGACACACGAGGAGAGCATTCTTGTGCAGCTCGTGATGGAGGGCAAGGCAGCGGAGGCGCTGCTCGGGGATATGCCGGGAAACCCACAGATCACAAAGGCGGGTTTGAAGATCGCAGACGGGATGAAGGCCAGCGAGGCGGCAAAGAGCGAGCACCTCAACAAGAACGAAAAGCAGCTGGCGAAGATGTATGCCTCATGGGTCGGGGCGCTGCGCATGATGGCCGACGGCAAGATCGACGCGGTGAAGATCGACAACGCCGCAAAGGCATACACGCAGAAATACAATGAGTTTTACGCGGCAATTAACGATTTCCTCGTGGCGCACGGATATGAGCCAATTGGGTTTATTCAGAACTACGCGCCGCACATGCAGTCGGAAGAGAGCCGGGGCGCGCTCGACTCGGCACTGAAAGCGCTGGGACTCAACGAGGATACAGTGACGCTGCCGACCAGCATCGCCGGATTAACTGCGGATTTTAAGCCAAACAAGCGCTGGAATCCGTATTTCCTGCACCGGACAAGCGAGACATACAACTTTGACGCAGCAAAGGGCTTCGAAAGCTACGTTGCGTATATGTCCGAGGTGTTCTATCACACGGACGATATCATGACGGTGCGTGCGCTGAGCGATTATCTGCGACGGCGGTACTCGTCGGAAGAGATCAGCTTCGACATTGACCGGTATACATGGCTGCAAGAAAAGCTTCCGGACGAGCAGCTGCTTTATTTGCAGCAGGAAGGAAAGCTTCCACACGGAACGATCGCAGATCAGGCGGAGCTGGACACGATGATCGAAGCGGAGCTTGACAAACTTTACGAGGACGCAAAAAACAAAAGCACTTACTCCAACCTTGTCGTGTGGCTGGACAACTATGCAAATATTCTCGCGGGGAAACAGACCATGGGAGACCGCTCCACGGAGGCAGACTTCGGGCGGAAGATGCTGAATCTCGGGAACAAGGCCACGCGCGGGTTCGGCGCGGCGAAGGTCGCGGGCAACATTGCGACGATCCTCAACCAGGCATCGCAGCTGCCGGTCATTGTCGCGGAAAAGGGCGTCCGGAACACAGCGGCAGCCGTCAAGGACATGGTGACCGGGCAGCTGCGAAAGGCAGACTTCGCAATGGAAAGCGACTACCTGACCAGCAAGAAGGGCGTACACTTCCTTGTCACGGATGAAAAGAATATGTATGAGTGGGCGCTTGACAAGGTGGGTCAGGCGCAGGAGTTCGCGGACGCCATGGTATCGACGATCGCAGTGCGGGCGGCCTATCTGGAGGGCATCCAGAAGGGCATGACGCACGAACAGGCCATGCGCTACGCCGACAAATACGGCGCGGCGGTCATGGGAGACCGCTCGAAGGGCGCAAAGCCGGTCGCGTTCAACTCCAAAAGCCCGGTCATGCAGCTTGTGAACACCTTCCAGCTTGAAGTCGCCAACTCATGGGAGCACCTGACACAGGACACGGCGGGCTTCGACTTCCGGATGATGGCGAAGAAGTACGGCAAGGACAAGGCGATCAAGGCGCTCGCGGGCGTCATTGTCAAATATCTGATCGCGACGTTTATTATGAACCGGCTCTCGGATGAGATATACGGGGGCACACCGGCCCAGTTCGATGTGCTGGGGATCACGTCGAATTTCGTTGCGAGCGGGTACGGCCTGTCAGTCAACGACGCGCTGCGGACGGTCATGGACGACGGATGGGAAAAGCTCACGGGCGAACGGCTCTTCGGGACAGAAAACGAAGAGCGCAGCTTTGACTGGTGGAAAGCGCTGGAGGGCGCAGGCGGCGATATCGCGAACGATATCCCCTATTTGCAGAATGCCTCCGCGCTGATCGGCTGGGGCGACAATTCCCTTCCGGCGGCGATCCCGACGAAAGCACTCGACAAGTGGATCAATGCCGTCAAGGGCGGCAAAAGCGCGCAGGACATCGCAAAGGCGACATTCGACGTCGGAACTGAGCTGATACCCGGCGGCAGCCAGATCAAGAAAACGGCGCGAGGACTCGACGCGATGCTCCGGGGCGGCGTATATCAGGGCTACGGCGACCAGACGAAGCTGCGGTATCCGGTAGACAATAAGAACATCGGAAAGTGGATACAGGCGGTCGTATTCGGCCCAAACGGTCTGAGCGAGACCGGGCGCTATTACGCCGGAGAAGAGCGGGCCATCGGAGAAAAGCAGACGACCGCATATCAAGCCATGATCGCGGCAGGTGCAGACAAGGAGGAGAGCTACAGGCTTATCCGCAGGATCTCCAAGCTCGGAGACGGCGAGGATTCGAAGCTGGACAAGCTGGACATGCTGCTTTCATCCAAGGTATCCACGGCTGGTCGGGGCGCGTACTACTACCTCATGATGGCCGGAGACAAGGAACGAGAGAGAATCGACGCGCTGACCGGAGAAAACGGCGTGCTCGGGATGGACGAATACCTCAAGGCTTCGCAGAAAAAGCTTCAGATAGACGCAGACGAAAGCATGAAGGCATCGGAAAAGGCGGACGCATTCCGGCAGTGGGCAAATCAGCAGGGATACAGCGCCGCGCAGAAGCGCGGTGTCCTGGATGCGTTCAAATTTGCTCAGATCATCATGGAGGGCGGAGGGCATACGGAGCTTTATCAGGCAGCGACAGAGGGCGTGTCGGAATACGAGACCCTTCGCGCGGACGCCATTGCGGCAGAAATGGCCGGAGGAAAAACAAAGGCGGAGGCGGAAAGCTCGGTAAACAGTAGCCTCAGGAGCCAGATGAAGCAGGATTTCCAAGATGGGCTGGCAGACGAGGAAACCGCCGCCGCGTTCCTGAAAGAGTACTGCGGAGCGGAGGACGAGCACGACGTTTACTGGACGCTCGAAGAGTGGAAGGGCGGCGAGGGCTGGAAGAAGTACGGACAGTTCCTCGACGCAGTGGACAAGGGCGTGATGGCCGATACGCGGAAGGTTGCCAAGGAGTACATGAAGCACGGCGTGGACAAGGGCGACCTGTCCTCACAGCTCACGACGCACTTCAAGGAAGCTTGGCTGGCAGCGACCGGAGACGAGGCGACACGGCTCAAGAATGCCTACATCAGCGCGTACAAGGCTATTGGAGGCGATGCGGATACGGCGCGGGACAACATCATCAAGTGGCGGCGCGAGGCCAACAAAAAGAAAGGAGACAAGAAATGAGTGCGGCAAACACGATCCCAGGCGCGCGGGTCAGCCCGCGCATTGCGAACGGGTGCATTTGCTGGTATGAGGGAGACACGTTCTCTCTCCGGCTCCGGATGGAGCTGGAGGACCAGGACGGCGCGGACGTGAGCATCGGGCAGACGGACACGATCAAGGTCACATTCTACGACTGGACAAAGAAGGCCGTGCAGGAATTCTCCTTCACCGGCGCGGACGAGAACACGGTCACGCTGGCGTTCACGGACGAGGTGACGGCCAAGTTCCCACGCGGCATCTACCGGTACGACATTTTATACACGCACGGCAACCGGACCACGCTTGCGAGCGGGAACATTGCGCGTGTGGAATAAGGAGGCGAGGGTATGAAAATCGAAATTCCGGAAAGCGTGATGGTGACGATCCACGGCCTCATTTCCAGAGGCATCCAGGCTGTGGAGGTATCGGACGAAGGGCATCTGATCTTTACGCTGACGGACGGAAGCACCGTCGACCTCGGAGACATCCGGGGACCGGCAGGCCCAACGGGCAAGCAGGGGCCGCCAGGCCCCGCAGGCGCAGACGGCAAAGACGGTGCGACCGGCCCGCAGGGAAGGCCGGGGCCGAAGGGAGACAGTTTCCAGACCGTGGTCGAGGACGACGGGAACGGAAACATCACCATCCGGGCGCTGACGACCGAAGAGACAGGAACGAGCGGGCAGAACGGATACACGTTCACGCCGTCCGTCAGCCCAGAGGGCGTTATCAGCTGGACGAACGACGGAGACTTGGAGAATCCGACGCCGGTCAACATCAAAGGGCCTGCGGGCGCTACGGGTGCGACAGGGGCCACGGGCGCGAAGGGTGCGGATGGCAAGACGCCCGTCAAGGGGACGGATTATTTCACGGCCGCCGACAAGGCGGAGCTTGTGCAGGCGGTATTGACCGCGCTGCCGGACGGAGACGAGGCGACATATGGCTGAGAACGATAAGGTAGTAGTCACAAGGAGCAAGCTCGACGCGCTGGCATCGGCGCTGCGGACGATCTTCGGGTTTACCGGAAAGAAAACCATCGAGCAGCTGACCGAGGCGGCCGTGCATTATGATCCGAGGCCGGATATTTCTGACGCGACAGCGACTGCCGCGCAGATCCTCAGTCCGTACACGGCATATGTCAACGGCGGAAAGGTCGCGGGCGAGATCGAAAGCCTTGCGGCGGCGGCCTACGCGCCGTCCACACGGCCGCAGACCATCCCCGCCGGGAAGTATCTCGCGGGCGCGCAGACCATTCAGGCAATGAAATTGCAGAGCAAGACGGTCACACCGGGCGCTTCGGATATCTCCGTGACGAAGGATGCGGCGTATGACGCGCTGGCGTCGGTGCTTGTGAAGGGCGTCCAGTACCCCGTACTCGTCAAAAGAACCATGACGGCGGCGGAGGTATCCAGCGACAAGAAGGCGCTGATACTGAGCGAAGCAGAAACGCAGCTGATCCAAGCAAGTCCCCCGTCCTTTGCGCTGGTCTACACAACGAGTACAGTCACAGGAAACAATGTCGTATACGCATTCAGCAGCGAAGATTTCAGCTCCTATATGTCTATGAGTGCTTTCAACGCAAAGGCCGAGAAGGGCGCATATGGAGGGGTGTTCTACAACAGCACTGGACGCGCAATTTTTGCACTGCCGAATACGATCACGGCGACGTTCGCAAGTGTGCCGTATGAGATTCTGATTTTGGGAGGTGGCAGTTGGTGAAAAAACCATTAAAATCAATTACATTTCCGGGGCTTCCGAATACCTATGAGATTCCGGCGGGCGGCTCGGGCGGCACTGGGAAAGACGGCAAGGACGGCATTACGCCGACGATCGGCGAAAACGGCAATTGGTATCTCGGGGACGAGGACACCGGGAAGCCGTCGCGGGGTGCGACCGGCGAGAAGGGTGATAAAGGTGCAACCGGCCCGCAGGGTGCGACTGGACCGCAGGGGCCTGCCGGTGACGATTATGTGCTGACGGATGCGGACAAGGAAGATATCGCGGCAGATGTGATCGCGGGCGGCGTAGAAGCAACGCTCGGCGATCCCATTTCCGGCCCGACGGACGCGCAGGTGTCCTCGGCGGTGGACACTTGGCTGACCGACCATCCGGAGGCGACGACGACCGTTCAGGACGGCAGTGTTTCCGCACAGAAACTGGCGGGCTACAGTATGGAACGCAGAGACATTCCGTGGGAGCTGTTTTTGGACGGATACGGCACAAGCGCAGGCAACAAGACAGAAAACGCAAACTGCGCGATCTACTCGGTCAAGTTCGAGGCTGGGAAAACCTACTGCATCACACAGCTTCCGTATCCGGTGAATACGAATGAATTTGTGACAGACCCGTCGGATATTGCAAATTTCGGCTGGTATCATGCCTACCCGTCACTGCCGGACGCAGCAGAGGCTTTGGCGAACGGGAGATTTGCATTCGGTGTTATCAACACGATCATGATAAAAGCGGTCAGCGACGGCTACATCGAGCCTGCGATCTCCGGTCAGACGCTGGCTGGACCCCCTGAGTATTTCACGGTAAAGCAGGACTGGTATCTGCTCCGGGCAAGCGTAAAGCCGGATGCCGGCAAGCGCATCAACAATTACTTCGTGGCAGAAGTTCAGGCGGGAATGAGTGATATCGGGAATGGGATGCATGGACAGAGCTGGTACGTTTACAAGAAAGACCTTGGAAACGGCTTCGCAAGAGACGAAGGTTATTTGCAGCAGATCTTCGCATCCAAAACGGCGAAAACGGAGAATCAGCGGACTTATGCGGCCATGTCCAGAGATGTTCCGCGCGACAGAACGCTGTGCATTCAGTTCATAGGCGACTCCATCACCTACGCGGCATCCAACGCGGGATTGCAGAACGCATTCCGCAAATATGTGCCGATGAACCTGCGGGCGCAGTCCATGGCGCTGTGCCAGAGCGGCGCGTCGGTGACGACGGGCAGCGGCAGCTTTGACTGGAACGGAAAACAGAACACCGACGCAGCATACGATGCGGCAATGTCGGGCTATTCCGGGCTGGCGCAGAAGCTTGCGGAGTACAAGACGAATCTGTCTCTCAAAATGTGGGCGGATGCGGTCGATATTGTGGTCGTCGAGCTGGGGACAAACGATCATTGGGAGCAGGCGGCGCTGGGCGCTGCGACCGATCTGACGGAGGATACGAACTTCTACGGCGCGGTCGAAAAGACGCTGGCGCTGCTGGAGGAGACGTTCCCCAGCGCGCAGATCCTGTGGCTGCTGCCGTTCAAAAATCAGAAATGGAAAACCAGCACGGTTAAAATGGTGGACTATCTGATCGCGCTGAAGATCCTCTGCCAGATGCATACGCGCTGCTGGGTTCTGGATCTGTTCGACAAGTGGTTCCTCAATTACGACGATGCCGATGTGCGCAGCAAATTCTTCCGCGACAGCGTGCATATTACCGGCGATGCGCATAAATGCGTGGCGGAATCTATGATCGACAAGATCCGGCAGATCATCTCCGTCTGCGGACTGCGCCAGATCGAGACCGTGCGTGTGACCAATGCAAACGATAGCGTGTATGGAAGCGCAAATGCGTGAGGTGAGGATACATGGAAAAACAGCTTTACATGGACGGAAAGCCACTGGTGTACAATGGAAAAACCCTGAAGGTAGACGTGGCGACTGACGTCACAGCGGATGGCATCAAGACGGCGCTGGGATATACGCCCAGTGATCCGGCGGATTATCAGGCGCGGTTTGATGGAGAATTCCTGCAAATCGCCTATAGCTATGTGGCTGGCGGCGGTGCTACGAATTCAAAAGAACACTACGAGCATTGCGCGAAGAATGATTATGATGCGGTGAAAGCCGATCTGCGGCTCACCAGCGATAATCAGCTCGTGTGCTGCCACGATGCAGGAATCACGCTCAATACCGATGGGCGGATCGTGTCGTATGATTCCTCCAACAGCACAGCCATCCACGAAATGACGAAAGCGCAGTTTATGGCGCTGGAATTCAATACCATGTACGATGGCGCTCGGTGCCACACCTGCGACTTGGAGACGTTTTTGCAGGTCTGCAAAAATGCAGGGAAAATCGCATACATCACGATCCGAGGAGAATACGTCGAAGCTACGGTCGCGGCGCTGGTGGCGGCAGTACAGGACGCGAGTATGGTGAGCCGCACGATCATCAACTCCTTCACAGCGGATGCGCTGACGGCAGTACGCGCGGCAGAGCCGGATTTGTACCTCTCCCTCGTGATCGATCCTTTCACAGAATCCGAGCGCGCGACGGCGCTCACCTACGCGCAGGGAAAGAAAACATGCCAAATTTGCCTGTACTACAGCAACGGCAGCCACACGCTGGCCGCGATGGCGGCGGACAGTGCGATTACTGCGTGGATCAGCAGCTGCATTGCCGCCGGAATCCGGCTGACAGGCGCGCAGGCGGATGCTGCCGCCGACACGAATACATTGTTGAAACTCGGCTGCTGCGGCGTACAGACGCGTGTGAGCCGCCTCACGAACGCCTCCTACGATGGGCTGGACATCTCCACGCTGAACATTGCCGCGACATCGACGGACGACGCGACGACGCTTACATTCTCGGATACAAAGGGCAATCAAAAAACCGCAGAGATTCCCAAGCTTCAGCCAACGGATGCACAAGTGCAGGCTGGTGTAGCTTCATGGATGGATGCGAATGCAAAGCCTACAATTGTATGGAGTAAAAATTTATACAACCCAGATGAGGCCGTGGATGGCTATATCGCATCTGCCGGACAGATCAATGGCAGTGCCGATTACTGGGTCACAGGTTTCATTCCGGTATCTCCCGGTGATGTGCTCACGATCAGCAAGGCGGGCGCACTGCAAAATTGCTATTACCGCGCGGCATATACAAGCGACAAAACCTTCATTTCGCGCGAGAATGGAAACGCGAACACATACACAGTGCCGGATAACGCGGCGTATGTCCGCCTTTCCTTCAAGAATGCAGCTGCCGGTAAAACCGATCAGGTGATGGTGTGCGCGAACAACACGGATTTATCGTATGAGGCGTATGGTTCGCACACGGAGGGCGGACTTGGCGAATATCTGGTGCTCATGAGTGCAAACGGCAAAAAGTGGACGCTGAAAGTATCGGATACCGGCGAGCTGAGCACAGAGGAGATCAGCTGATGGATACATGCGTATGCTGCGGACGGGCCGTGCCCGAGGGCAGGATGGTTTGCCCGGAGTGCGAAATAGAAAGCTTTGAAAGGAGTATCAAGATGGATGATGGAATTCAGGCGCAGATCGCCTCCGTGGAGGCGCGATGCAAGAGCAACTCGCACAGGATCGACGAGCTGGAGGCAGATAACAGGGCGCTGCATCAGCTGGCGACCTCGGTGGAGGTGCTGGCGACCAAGCAGGAGGCGATCGAGGAAAATGTGAACGAGATCAAGGCCGATGTAAAAAGCATCAAGGCGCTGCCGGGAAGCCGCTGGGAGGCGGTCGTGAAGGGCGTTATTACGGCGATTATCGCAGGTCTGATCGGATTCGCGCTGGCGAAGCTGGGGCTGGGCTGATGCGCAGAGACAAGAAACGGTGGACAAAGGGCCGTATGGCCCGCGAGCTTGTGTACTACTGCCTGTGGATGCTCACGGCAGTGGCCACATGGGCGATGATCCTGAAAACCGCCGCCGTCCTGCTGGACAGGACGTGCGATCTCAGCGACGTGCTAGTATTCGCGGGCGCGGCCTTCGGCGGGGAGCTGCTGCTCCTGCTGCTCAAGAGAGTATTTGCAAAACCAAATGATAAAGATGATGGAGGTACATACGAATGAAAAAACTGTTTATCTCTCAGCCCATGAAGGGCAAAAGCGACGAGGAAATCCTTGCGGAACGCGAAAAGGCGATCCAGCGCGCGAAGGAAGCGCTCCACGATGATGTAGAAATCATTGAAAGCTTCTTTCAGGGAGCACCGGCGGATGCAAAACCGCTGTGGTATTTGGGCGAAAGCCTGAAGCTTCTGGCGACTGCGGATGTGGCGTACTTTGCGCTCGGATGGGAGGACGCGCGCGGCTGCAAGATCGAGCATACCTGTGCGCTGGAATACGGAATCGACGTTATTGAGAGCTGGAGGGACTGATTATGGATAAGATCATCAAGCGGCTCGGGAATCTGCTGAGCGTGAAGAGCCTTGTGACGATGGTGCTGACGGGCGTGTTTGCCTACATGGCGGTCGGTGGCAAGATCTCGCAGGACTTCATGACAATCTACGCGGTGATCATCGCATTCTACTTCGGAACGCAGAGCCAGAAGGTGCAGGACGCAGTGGATGGAGGCGCAAACAATGCCGGTAATTAAGAATGCGCTCACGCCGATCAACCATCGAGCGGGCGGCTGCACGCCGAAATGGATCGTCGTCCACTACTTCGGTGCGCTCGGCTCTGCGGCCAGCGTGGCGGAGTGGTTCAAGAACCCGCAGGCCAGAGCCAGCGCGCACTACGCCGTAGATGAGGGCGATATCATTTACCGGTGCGTCAAGGATACGGATGTGGCGTGGCACTGCGGAGACGGTACGCTGCATCCGGAGTGCCGGAACTGGAACTCTATCGGCGTGGAGCTGCGGCCGAAGAAGGTCAACCCGAAGCGCGTCGGGGCGTATGATACGGACTGGTTCTTCGAGAAAAAGGTGCTGGACAATGCGGAGTGGCTGATCCGCAAGCTCATGGAGGAGCACAACATTCCGGCGGATCACATCATCCGGCACTACGATGTATCCGGAAAGTACTGCCCGCGCCCGTTCGTTGGAACGGACATGAACACCTACTATCACACCACTGGAAACGAGCAGTGGAAAAAATTCTTGGAAAGGTTTGAGGACGAAGTGGTAGAGAAAAGCAAAATGATCGTGGACGGCAAGGAGGTCGCCGTGGAACGCATCCTGAAAAACGGCACGAACTATGTCAAGGTGCGCGATATCGCCGCCGCGCTGGGCCTGAAGGTATCCAATAAGGGCAATATCGCCGTGCTGGATAGCAAGTAATTTTCAGCCGTCCTGCGCCGGAAGGAGGCGCAAATGGCAAGAGGGCGCGTGCATTTACCGGATGGATTGAAAAATCTGCTGGCAAGCGATTGGGAGCGCGTCCTTGGGCAGGCAATGCTTGGCCGGGAGGATCGGGAGATCGGGCGGATGTACATCTTGGAACGAATGCCGCAGATCGATATTGCGGAAGAGCTGCACATGGATCGCTCAACGGTCTCCCGGCGCATGGATAAGATCATGATCGAAGCGCGCAGGACGGCGGAAAAGCTGGATATGGTATAGCGAAAGCCCGGGGCATTATGCCTCGGGCTTTGCTTTTTTGGTTTTGTGATTTGGATCGTATCGTTTGCTTGCGCGCTCAAGCTCCTTGAAATCACATGAGATTCGGCAAAGAAATTCGTTTGTCTTGTTCACAACCTCAAAATATGTTTTTGCAGAACGCTGGAAAAGAGCGGCGCGGTTGCGGTCGATCTCGGCGAGCTGGTTATACAGCAGAGTCCTGTAGCGCTTATCCGGCTCATCGTCAATGTTGAACTCAATAAGCGCACAATCCGGAACGGGAACCATGTTGTTGAAGCCAAGCATACCAAGCCTTCCGCCGTCCAGCTTGAAGATATGCACGCCAGACTTTATTTTAGCGTGGTTTGGCTTTGGGGATTCCATGGGAACGAAATATCGGTATTCCCCAACGAACAGCACAACGCCGACATATGGCCTGCGTGAGTCCTTGTTGAATTGAACACGATTGTCACAGGTGTGCAAAAACCGTATGTATTTATCAGATATTCGGTAGATGCTCAATTTCTCCATATTTCGACCTTCCTTGCAAAAGAAAAGCGGGACAGTTCGTGCCGTCCCGCTTTTGATTGCCCATGCAATTTTTCGTTCCCTACTTAACGGCAAGGGTTTTCCGCTTTTTTCATTTCCTACTTAACGGCAAGGAGTCTCCGCTTTTTTCGCTCCCTACTTAACGGCAAGGGGTTTCCGCTTTGATGGGCGGTGATGAACTGGAGACGTTCGTCACTTTGTATGCAGATCACTCTGCACCTCTAGTATATCAAGCCAGACGAAAAATGCAAGCAAAAAGTTAACTTTTTTTACGACGCAAAACGACACTGAAATTATAACTTTTCGGAATTGCACACAAATGCAGCATAAATGCAAGCAAGTGCAACCCTTAGATTTTTGATGTGAGCGATCTCGACAAGCTTTACAGATACATTCAGGAGGCGTGACGATGAAAGACTATATCAACGGACTGTACGCGCGGCTGGAGGAGCTTTCCGAAAAGCCGCTGACGCTGGGACACATCGAAGAGGCTGACGCCGTGGCGGGCCTCCTGTGCCGCCTGCATAAGCTCGACGGAATGGATGGAGACCATTTTCGTGAGTCCGCGAAAATGATGACCCTGACAGAGCAGGAGGCCGAAGTATGGATGCAGAATCTTGAAAATGACGATCCGCGCAGGCCGAACGGCCCGATGTGGACGGAGCAGGAATGCATCGCTGCTGCGGACTCGGCCGGGGTTGATCGGCATGGTATCCCGGACTATATCTTCTGGGCCGCGATGAATATGGAGTGGTCTGACGGCTGGGTCGTGGCAAGGGACTATGGTATCGACCAGTCGCAGTATTATGCAAGGCTGGCAGAGCGGTTTTTGAGAGATAAGGACGGCCCGGGGCCGGTGCAAAAAATTGCTAGGTATTACCACTGCGTTGTGTGCGGAAAAGGTTAGCATTTTTCATTAGCATTTTGTGTTCTGAGCGCGCAAAATTGTTTGTGTGAATGTAAAATATTTTCTGCGTTCGCAGAAAGGTGAAAATGCCGAGAGGCATTGATACACAAAGAAAAACCCGCAATCTCAATGGATTGCGGGTTTTCTCTTTTTGGTGCGCGAGGCGGGACTTGAACCCGAATGGCATTCCGCAAAGTGCCTGTATTTTCAATCATTTTCAGTTTGCTTAGCATCTTGGTTAGCATTAGCTTCAAAAAAAGCGGCCATCTTGTTTTGGCTCTTGAGCCGGTCGGCAGCGGCGAGGTGCGTATAGATCTTGCGCATGGTATTGTAGTCAGCCCAGCCGCCGAGTTCCATCGTCTCCTGTTCCGTCAGGCCGAGGTGAAACGCCAGTGAGGCGAAACTGTGGCGAAGGCCATGCACGCCAACCTGCGGGAGACCGTTATTGCGGCAAAGACGGTTGATCTGCGCGCAGAGCGTATTCGCATTGCTGGTGTAAATCGGGTCGTCCGGCTGGTGCGGCGGCGCGCTGCGGGTCGCATCCGCAAGGGCCGGGATCATGATCGGGACGATGCGGTGCGAGGAGACGTTTTTGTTTGTCGGCTTATGGACAAGGACGTTGTCCTCCCCCATCACGGCGGCTCCGTGGACGGTGATGGTATTTGCAGCCAGGTCAATCTTACCATAAGTCAGGGCGAGGATCTCGGAGCGCCGGAGGCCGTGCAGCGCCAGCAGCGCCGGGATCTCGAAGGACTGCCCGCGCACAAGCTCCACGAAGCGCAGGACCTCGTCCGGCTCCAGCCACGGTTTATCAGGTGGCACAAGCTGCGGCAGGCGCACGTCCGGCGGCATCATGCCCGCATGGCGCATGGCCGTGCGCAAAAAGCCCCACGCATTTTTTAACGTCTTTGCAGACGCGAGATCGGATTCCGTGTCGATCACGCGCTGCCAGTTTTTTATTTTGTCGAATGGCTTGTCGGCAATGCTCGCAAAACGGTTATCCCGAATCGTCACATAGCCGCGGACGGTGGACGGTGAGGCCGTTTTTCGGATACTGTCAATGTAGTCCGTCATGAGGTCACGGACGGTCTTGTCCGTCTTGTATTTGATTTCGCGCTGGTCGGCGCGGTGCTGAGCCTTGATGAGCTGCGCCTGCTTGATGCAGTCGGAGCGCGTGAGGGCGGAGACGGGGATGCTCTCGCCGCCAAGGCGGAGCTGGATGAACCATGTGCCGGATTTCAGTTTGCGAGGCTCGGGGACTTTCATGGGGACACCTCCAAGGGATACAGAATACCGCTCCGGCAGTGCGCCGGGGCGGCTATTTTTTTATGCACGGAACCAGCCGAGGGTGGGACTCAGGAGATCGATCAGAAGAGAGAGCACACAAAGCGCAACGATGCTGAGCAGGATAAGCGTCACAAGCCTGTGCATACGCAGGGATTTTCGAAGCTGATCGCGCTGGATGCGGAGGCTTTTGTTTTCCAGGCGAAGCAGCTCGGAGACGGATTCCGGAGCGGGCGGCGAGATACCGAAGTACGCGTTCATGTCGATGCCGAGGGCATAGCAGATCGGGCCGACGGTGTAGACAGAGGCGCTTTTTGATTCGCCGCGCAGGTACTGAGAAACCGTATTCAGGGCGAGACCGGCGCGGTCGGCAATGGCCTGATTTGTGAGATGCGAAGCCTCCTTTGCTTCGCGGCAGAGCTGCCACAACATTTTTTCCAAATAAATCACTCCAAACACACAAATGGGGCGTGAAAGCACACGGAAGGGGCTGTACATAACCATTGGTAAAGGCGTATGGTTGAGCTACAAGCGCTCCCAATCGCTTGCAAGCCAAAGCCCCGAGGCAGACACGGCACGCTGCCTTGGGGCGGAGGTGACAGGCATAACGGCTTAGTATATAATCGCCAATTTTACTAGTGACTATGCCACATGAATTTGTGAAAGTGGTGACGCCGCCGAAATGGTCGGCTACGGATTACATCGAGCGCAAGCGGTATAGCCGCGCTCCTTGGCTTCCCATGTCTGAAGTTTTTCGGTGTCATGTCCCTTGATGCTGCTACAGCTCTTGCGATGATATTTTCTGCCGGATGGTGTCACATAAACGGTGCGCTTGTCCGCAGGAGATAAGTTCCCCTCTTTTCCATCGTCATAGCCGTCCTCGTAGCCAGCGGAGGAACCTTCGGAATAACCGTCTTCGTGGCCGTCGTTGTAACCATCCGTGTAACCCTGGTCGTACTGCTCAATTTTTGCATTGTCAAGGCGTTCGGCGGCGAGTCGGTTTTGACTATTGATTACACAGATCGAAATAACAAGGCAAACAAGGAATGTGACGATTATACAAATTAAACTTCGTTTCAGAGAAGTGCGCTCCTTTCGACTTGTGTTTCAATTACGAGGAGTTTTGAAAAAAAGAATAGTCTTGAAGATGTAAGGGATGAATTCAAAAACGGCGTAAACGGCAGCACAAACAAGATACAAAATCATGAAAGTGTTGAATGGGGCATTTAACGCAAAAGGAATCGAAACAAGCCACAGGATTAAATTAATAACTGTCGCAAGCGTTGGTGAAAAGAATGTAAGCACAAGGAACAAGAAAAATAGAATCACTCGCAAAAGACTGCTTGCATCGCGCATAATCATAGCCAAAGGCATGAGCATATAAGCAATCATAGTTCCATAGCAAATCGCCCACAGGAGCCAAAGAACAACGCCTGAACAATGTTCGCTGGCAAAATTCAAAATTTTACGCATATTGGGAAAAGGCACTCCTTTACAAATAAATAATTTGAATCTATTTACAGTTTAGACATATTTCCGCTCTGGTGCAAGATGGAAATATGAACGAAAAATGAACGGCGTTTTTGTGGAGAAAGGGAGGAAATGATGGAAAAGGCAAGAGAAAGACTGAAAAACATCCTTGAGCGGGCGACTGATGAGCAGGTCTGGCTGCTGCTGCGGCTGGCAGAAAAGATCCTTCGATAAGAAATCACCGGAAGCGGTCATTCGCTTCCGGTGATTTTTTTCGCGTACTCGTAGATGTTGTCCCAGAACTCAGGGGGCATTTCCATTGCCGCAGCGATGCAGCGCTTGCGGGTGGATTCGTCGGCCTCGGCCAGAACGTCGGCAAACATCAGGGCCATGCGCTCGTTCTCACTGCGCTGGACGTACATCTCCCCTTCTCCGGTCTCCAGCCATGCAAGAGATACGTTGAACTCGCGGCAGATGTCTGCAATCGTGCGGTCGCTCGGCACCTTTGAGCCAGAACAAA